ACTAAAGGCTTGAGTCCCAAACCAGAAGGCAATAATAGACGCCAAAATCTGCATCTCATCTGCATCAAATACCATTGGAATAGCTTCGGCAAAGGCGGCTCCAGAAGACCATGCCCACCAGATAGAAGCAATATCTACAACGATCAGCAGTAGAACAAACAAGTAGGTCACGACTGGGCGTACCGAAGCCCGTAGATTAATGATCCACTGAGAAGCACCCTTGCCAATCTCGATGTCGTGGTTATACATAGCGGTGCGTTCTTGGGCTTGAGTTTCCATTTGAACTTGTTCTGTCCTGATCTCTTCGATACGGGCTTGGGCTATATAACCCGCTTCCATCATCTTTAGTTCACGCTCCATCTGCATGGCGGCAAGTTCTAATTCGTGTTTCTTGTCGGACTTGTCTTGGAAGAAGTCCAGTAGTTTAGGCAGTCCCCCCATGAGGAAGGACAGCGCTGTGGATATTAAAGTAAACATTATTTTTTACTCCCCCATACAATAAAATAAGCAATCCAGCCTGCAGCCAAAAAGCACCAAAACTGCACCCATCTAACCTTTGATAACTCGGCATCAAAGTACTTCTTATCTTCCTTCTCAAGCCGCTCAATCTCGGTCTTGATGTCTATTAGCTTCTGCCACTCTTTAGTACCGAACTTCTTTATAAACTCTACCCTTAGTTTGTACTCCTCATCCGATATTTGTTTACGGTGTTTGTACTCTTCAAGGGCTTTGAATATCGCCCGTTCCTTCTTTAACTCTGCTTCCCTGCGTTCACGGATTCTTGCATTTGCCCGTTCTTTTGCTACATCGACTGCTTCTTTCTGTACTTCTTCAATGTTCTTGCCGATCTCACGACCAGCTTCCCTGCCTGTCTTAATCCCTTCGCTGATCCCCTTGGCACCAGCCGACAACCCCAGTTCGTCTGCCATAACTCAATTTAAAATACCTCTCCGCCAGCGGCAGGAACAGAAGTTGCGTGAATCGAGATATGCTGTCTAAGGTTTAAAGGCGCACCGCAATCGGCACAAGTATCTGCCTCTAACTCAGACGCATCTAAGTCATAACCACAGGCGGCACAGACCACTTCTACTTCATGGTGTGGCTCAATCAGTCCGCCTTCTAGTGTTCTAGCTTCTATGGTAGTTTTCATGCTGTCTCTAACTCAACCCATGAGGTTGTAGCTTCATCCCATGAATAACGCTTATCGTCTGTAGGATAAGGTACTGGAGAATTCCATAAGCAAGTTTCCTCACTCATTACCCAACTTGGGAATGGCTGTGGAGGAATAAAAGCATCTCGTTGGCTATCGTATGTGTAACCAATACCAGCGTAGTTTTTACGCAATGGTCTGCCTTCAGGATGTTGTCCGCCATGAGTATTGTAAGAAGTCTGTACCCATCCATGACCAAAGATTCCACTATCAATGACATCTTGTTCTGCCACGATGACTTGGACTACTACTCCGTTTTCTACTTTTGCAAAATGCGACATGATTGCTCCTTTTAAGCTGTATAAGTTCCAGATGATGTGTATTTAAGAATGGTGTTTGTTCCAGATGTTGATACTGTTGGGCTGCCTGTAGTAAATCCAGTATATTTAGCAGTTGGAATAGATAGGATAACAACACCACTACCGCCATTTGCTCCGTTATAGTGAGTTCCAAGGTTTGCACCTCCACCTCCACCACCGCCACCACCTTTATTGGTTTCGCCAACAGACCCTGCTACCGCAGAGCCACCGCCAGCACCTCCACCATCAGATGCAGAACCTCCGTTTACACCGCCGCCACTATTAGCATAGCCACCACCACCACCACCTCCAGCGTATGCTACTGAAGAACCTGTTATAGAAGTTGAAACTCCACTACCGCCATTACCGCCTGTTTCAGGAAAAAGTCCTGACCCACCAGCAGCACCAGCACCACCAACACCACCTGCTCCACCGCCACCGCCAGCACCACTAGTAACTTTTCCGCCACCAGCAAAACCTTGGTTTGCAGTTCCAGTACCACCTGAAGCGATTGTTCCACCACCATAACCTACACCGCCACCAGAACCACCATTTCCAATTCCAGTTGAACCAAGAGTTGCACCGCCACCACCGCCAGTAGATGTTATTGTGGAAAAAACTGAATTTGAACCATTACCACCATTTGCTCCAGAACTTGCACCGCCAGAACCAGGACCACCGACTGTTATGGTGTATTGAGTTCCTTTTACTAATAACAATGCGGATTCTAAAGAACCTCCACCGCCTGTTGCGGTTACTGTTGAACGCAAGCCACCTGCTCCGCCACCACCGCCACCACCATTACCACCACCAGCAGTAGCTGCTCCACCGCCACCGCCAGCGACCACTAAGTAATCTACATAATAGCCACCAGTTAGCGAACCGCTACTTGTAAATGTATGGATAGAGTTACCACCTGATGATGAGTAACTTCCGCCAGTAAATTGTTGTGAGCCAGCGTAAGAGACGATAACTACACCGCTACCGCCATTGCCACCATTACCATCACCAGAATTATTTTGACCGCCACCACCTCCACCACCTCCTGTGTTTACACCTCCGTTTGAGCCAGCGGCATTTGTCGTACTTCCATTACCACCACCCCCTGAACCGCCAGTTCCCGCAGTTGTTCCTCCAGCCGAAACAGTATTTAATCCACCACCGCCACCACCAGCATAAATACCACCACCTAAAGCAGCAGATGCTGTTGTACCAGCACCACCGTTACCGCCATTTACCGTTCCGTTTGAACCCGTTGCTCCAGCACCACCTCCACCTCCACCGCCATAACCATGTGAAACGCCAAAACCAGTTCCACCATTATTACCCTGAGATGGGTTTGTTGATGGAGTGTTTCCACTACCAGCAGCGCCAGAAGCTGCTCCACCGCCACCAGCACCACCGCCACCAGAACCACCATTACTTGCCGCAACAGTCATGTTCCTAGATGAAGCACCACCTCCTCCTGTGGAGGTAATATTTAAAAATACAGAATTTGAACCATTACTTCCTGGAGAAGTAATGCTTGTTGCGCCAGGTTGACCACTACCTACTGTTACTGTGTAAATTGAATTTGTATCAAGCGTTTGAGCAGTAAGTTCCCTGTAACCACCAGCACCACCACCTCCTCCTTGACCTGCACCGCCACCACCACCACCAGCCACGACTAATACACTTGCTGACAATGCACTTAATGGGCTTAACGCACCAGAAGAAGTAAAGGTGTGAATAAATTTACCGCCTGATACAGTAACAGTTCCACCACCGAATAATTGAGTTGCGGATGTGTAGGAGATGATTACTACGCCTGAACCACCGTTACCACCAACTTGGTTACTTCCGCTAGTTGTGGTTGCTCCACCACCACCGCCACCTGTATTAGCAGTACCAGGAAAACCGTTACCACCACCTCGTGTTCCACCATTACCACCACCGCCTAATCCACCTGTTCCTGGATTTCCAGAACCAGCAGTTGAATACATACCACCAGCGCCACCGCCAGCTAAATAATATGTACCGCTATCAAGTTGTCCAGTAGTTGAACCAGTAATTGGATTTGCTGAACCAGCTCCACCATTTCCACCACCATTACCAGATGTTGCAGATGCACTTTGACCTACCGCAGAAGCTCCACCACCACCACCGCCACCATACGAACCGCCAAAGAATCCAGAACCACCAGCATTACCTTGACCAGCAGTTCCTGTGCCACCAGAAAAACTTGGACTATCTCCAGCTCCGCCACCACCAGAACCTCCATTAGCTCCTGTTTTATTTCCCACTGTTGTTGCAGAAGTACCACCACCTCCACCGCCTACTGAAGCAGTTAAAGCGCCTAACTGTGAATTAGTGCCATTCACTCCAATGGTGCTTATTGTTCCACCAGCGCCACCAGCTCCTACTGTTACTGTGTATGAAAGTGTTGGGTTTAAAGATGTTGTACCAGTTAAAAATCCTCCAGCACCGCCACCGCCAGCGCCATTAAAGTTACTTTCAGTACCACCACCACCAGCACCACCAGCAACAACAAGATAGTCGGCAGTAACAGTTTGTAGCCCTGTCCATCCAAACGCTGCTAGGGCTGCTGCACCAATTTTAGATAAGCGTGGCATCTATAAAACCTTTAAGCGAATTTAGTTTGAGCTGCGAGTACAGTAAAGGTTGCACTTCCTGTTTTAAATATGACATAGGTATAAGAATCTATTGAACTAGCATTACCGCTAGTAGGAGCAGTTCCACCTTGCCATTTAGGAGTAACAGAATTGCCATCAACTTGAACTGCGGAATTGTAATACGCAGTTGCACCATTTGTAACTAAGAAAGTAACAGACATTGATTCACCTGTTGACATCAAAGTATCTAAAGAAGTTCCGCTAGAGCCTCTAAAATTGACTGTAAAGTTACCTGACGCATTGGTTGTGTAATAAAGAACTGACTGAGTTGTAACATCGTAAGCAATAGTGCCTGTTGCTGCTGTAGCTGATACTGTAGCGGTCTCAATAATATTAGAGGTCTTTAGGTCAGCATTAGAAGACGTACCAGCAAAAGTCTGCAATGCTGTAAAGGTCGTTGCTGTGCCAGGCGCTACATAGTCTGTACCTGCGGTTGCTGCAGACAAAACACCTGTAGTACCTTTAATAACACCATTTAAAGTACCTACGGTTAAGCTAGACAAGTAATTAACTGCGTCTACTACGTTAGTCCCGTTGTTATAAACAAACATCGACTTACCAGCGGCAACGGCAATACCTGTACCTGATGTATTTTTTACCGTGACCGCATCGGCTAAACCGTTGTTAATGAGGTACAACTTCTCAATCTGACAGCCTGAACCAAGAATAAGATTCCTAGCACCACCAGAAGTTCCAGTAAGGTTTAAACGCAGATTACGAGCCGATTGTGCGCCGTTTGTATCCGTTAGGGTAACGGTGACGTCTGAACTAGAAAACGCTACGTCTGCCGATCCTGTAATGGCTTCGCTAATGGCTATAGAGAAGTTGTTATTAGTTGTGGTACCCCAAGTACCAGTCTGTTCGCCAGTACCAATCAGCTCTATTTTTAAGTCACTATATGTCGATGCCATAATTTGTCCTTACGCCGCTATTTCAACCCAGTTCGGGTTTTGTGTGTCAATAATATCAGTCCAAGTGGAGGTTTGTCCATCATTGATGGGCGTCCAATTAGGGGTCTGACTGTCATCTATTGAGATCCAGAAAGACACCGTTCCAACCTGTCCTACCGCTTGTACTCCTGTAACGCTTACAACCGCACTTGCATTAACTAAAACACTACCTACCGATCCAGTCGCTTGAAGCCCTGTTACTGGGACTATTGCCCCGCCTGTAACCGTAACTGAACCGACATTGCCCGTTCCTTCTACACCCGTTACGTTAACGTTTGCGTCTGCATTGATCGTTACCGCACCAATAAATCCTGTAGCCTGAAGCCCTGTTACGTTAACATTAGCGTCCGCCGTGACGGTGACAGAACCTACGCTTCCAGTCGCTTCTAGACCTGTTACTGGAACATTTGCTCCAGCCTCTACAGCAACCGAACCTACAAAACCCGTTCCTACTACGCCAATTACATCTACTACGGCGCTACCTTGTATGGTGACAGAACCAACCTGTCCAGTGGCTTCTAAGCCTGTAACAAGGACATTAGCCGCACCTTCAACTGTTACAGTACCTACTTCTCCCGTTCCAGAAACGCCTGTGACATCTACATTGGCATCTGCTTGTACAGTAACACTACCAACAAATCCTGTGGCTTCTAATCCAGTAACGGGGACATTTGCGTCAGCTTCTACGGTGACTGAACCTACTTCACCTGTCCCGCTTATACCTATTACATCTACGTTTGCATCTGCTGTAACAGTTACGGAACCTACTTCACCTGTCCCGCTAACCCCTGTAACGTCTACATTAGCACCTGCATTAACGGTAACAGAACCTACTGCTCCGCTTGCCTGTAAACCTGTTACTGGAACATTAGCCGCAGCCTCTATCGCTACGCTGCCTATCTGCCCAATGCCAGAAACCCCAGTTAGGTTAACTACCACACTTTCTGTAACTGCTACTGTTCCTACGGCACCTGTTCCAGAAACTCCAGTGACTGATACATTTACACCTTCTTGAACAGTGACTGAACCTACTTGTCCTGTACCAACAACGCCTGCACTTCCTTGACCCCAAGGGCTTTCGCCCCAACCGTCATAACCCCAACCACCAAGTGGAACTTCTACATCAGCGTAATCTTCGCCCCAGGGTCCATCACCCCAGTCGCCTCGGCTCCAGCCAATATAGGTCGGCACTCAAACATTCCTACGCTATACGGATAATTGCACCAGTCGCAGTAGCCGCTGGAAACACAATCGTAAAAGTACCTGCTGTGGAAGTCTTAGCACCACCAAAGTCTAGAACAGCTACGGCTGGATTACCTGTTGCGGTGTCGTTATAAATCAAAGCGCCAAATGCTGTAATAGTCGCAGTGGTAAACGATAAGTCCCCAAAGTCAGTAAGCGCTGTAGTTCCAGAAGAAGTTGGAGTAACTTTAGTTAGAGTTCCGCCTCCTAATGCATACGAACCAGAAGCTGATACTTCGTTAGTGGTTGTATAAGCCGTGGTAGCCGCCGTAAAAGACGCTGAGTTGTTATACAAAGCTAGTTTAAAAGTCTGACCAGAGCCAGTTGAAAAGTTATGCACACCTTGTAAGATTTGAACCTTAAAAGAAGTTGGCATGAAGTTACCTGTAAAAGCCATTTAAATTCTCCTTAATAAATTAGCAGCCTCAACTTCACCGCCCTGTACACAAATTTGAATACAACTAGCCCTTTCGGACTGTGCTGCACGACTCAAATATTCAGAGATTGTACGCTCTAATGCTTCTCTGAAATACTTTGCTTGCTCTCGAATTTCGGGCGGGGCAGTTTCTGATACCCCAATGATCCTATTTACGCAGAGTTCTGTCAATTCTTCAAGCGGTAAACCGCCATAATTGCTTGTTTTTACGATGGGGCTGATAATATCGCCAGTTTTAATTTCAAACATTTATGTCCTCTTTGCTTCTGGTGGGTTGTACTCCACCTCGTCTTTTACC